AACCCGTTGTAGGAGGCCTTCTTAACTGTAGGCCACCCACTTCGTATGATAACCTCCAACGATATCCCTTTGGGCAATGCGAGCATTGTCCTCAAGGAAACGCGGAGAAGGCTCATACGTGGATAGAGCAAGGATAACGGGATCGCTAAAACCGCTGAGCCTCACCGGAAGGTGACGAACAGGGGTATAAGCTTTCACGTATCTGATGCTATTTTTCTGGCGGGTTTGCCAAAAGTCCCTTATATCGTGTATGACGATATCTCATAGATCGGAAGGCCCACGACATTTTCGAATATCGGAGGGCAAACCGCTTAGGAGCGTACGCCACGCACGGGCGGCCATAAACCATCGATATCCTGAGAAGGATCGACGTAGGCCGTTCATAAGGGTTATCACCTGCTGTGGCTCACAAGGAGACTCCTTCATAAAGAACGGACGGACGTCCGCTCCCTTGAAGAAGTCCCCACCACAGCTCTCACGGAAAGGACCATCAACAAAACTTTTAGATTCATTGACAGACATACCGCAATAGGTGAGGATAGCAATCACATCTTTCGAGGTTTCAGTGGGACAGATTATGTCATCACCGAAACAGAAAACGTCTCTTCCAATTGTCCCGCCACACGAAGCGGCGAGGCACAAGAAGATAAGTGTTTCAAGCTCGAAAGTGAAACCGTTTCCCATCGAAGAGAACTTGTCGAGGTATATCCAATTACCATTGACAAGCGTGAAAGGAGAGCGGAGCTCCGAGAGCGCCGCAAACCAATCACTGGGAAGAAGAAGCTCTACGAGATTCTTACAAACGGTATCGCTTGCGTTAGATAAGTCCAATGTGCAGAGAGAGCCATCGACACTAGCCTTACGAGCTAGGGAACGATGGATCGTCTGTCCATTCGCAAGGTCAATCCCTGCGCCTAAAAGTCTCTTCTTCAGAACACGACCAAAGCCGAGCTGATAGAAAAGATTTATTGAAGGCTCAATGGCTATGCCACGATCCTTCATCGCATCCTTCGGAACCGTTGTGAAACGATTTCCACGAACGCGTTTAGGGGCTCTGCCATTATGGCAGACAGCAGTTGCCCAGAGTGTACCTGTCCAAGGGACAAGCCAATTCCAAGCTTCTGCTGTATAACACGGGTCAGAACTCATCTTATCAGGAACCGTCACTAACGATCCCCTATCTCCAAACGTAGAACCTGGACCGAACCTACCATCGATAATGGTAGGCACAGAGCCAAGAATAGCTTTGGCCATTTTTCGGGCTTTCATCAGGATGATGTGGGCCCGCCTCTGCACGGGTGTCGTGAGACACTGTGATAAATGAGGAGCCAATGCAATATTGCTACGTAGACACGCTCTCTCGCATTCGAAAAAGCTAGTGATAGCTTTCTCAATACGATCTTCGGGTTTCATAGCCGGGAGGCTAGGAAGCTTACGAAGAAGTGACGTTGCCTGGGAATCAACCCAGAACGACTCAGCTGAGAGGTAGTGCCTCGGGTCCACCTGCATTGAAGCAAGTTGGGCCCACTCTCCATTTCTCGCAAGAATAGAAATTGCGAGGGAACGGGGAGAGGAGAGGTCTTCAAGAGTCTGAAAGACCGCTTTCGCCACAAAATGTGGAAGAAAGTTGTTCACGCGAAAACTCCAACCCTAAAAGGGAAAAGAGAGTACCTACATGAGGAGTCGAAGCGTAATAATTACGCCCGACGTGATCCCGAGTAGGTAGACCAGAGCAAAGATTGTCAGCAGGCCTTGACTGTTAAGTCGCGGCATAGCCAGACACAATTGCAGCGATGACACCAGCATGCGCCATAAGGTGCATGGACTGGGCAGCCATCTCCTGGATATCCGTATCGGTAGCGTCAAGAGGGAGCACAGCAGTGCTCTTGACTTGACACTTCGAACGAACACGCGTGACACCGGTCGTATCAGTGTAGACCGAGGGATACTGGAAAACGAAGTCGAGCGCGCGAGCCGAGCCATTACCGGCAGGACGGGACGCCATCGTGAACGTAGGCTTTTGGCCGTTCGTTCCCGGGGCGCTGTTCTGTCGCCAAATGGCAGGAATCTTGTCGCCCGCACTCGCAGCCAGCAGCGTATAAGTGACGTCGGTGGAGTTGTCGAACTTCTTGACAACGAGATCACCAGCAGAGACAGTCATATGGACCTTTAATGTTGCGGTATACCGCAGAGTTACAGGTTGTAAGAGATGGTGAGCTTACCTTAGACTTTGGAGAGCCTGTGTTAACAGACTCACCGCAGTCGCACCTCTAGTTAAACCCAGCCCAGAGACTTTATTAAAAGTCAAGGGCGGTGGGGTGAGGGATGTAGAACGTGAACAAAACACCGTTTGATGCGTCGAACCATTACCGTGGTAAAGGGGCGGCGTTCCAAGTCGTATTTTGAACATATTATACTTCTCTCTTGTGTGGCGTTGAAAGCTTGTACCACTAGGGCTTTCAACCTCAACACCCATAAAGTCTGTCATCGAGTCAAGAACCTGGCTCACGTTAGCGAACCAGTCGACAACAAAGGAGAATGGGATTAAGTTCCACGCAAGCGTCGCGGGATTAACAACCCCGAAACGTTGAGCGAGAAAGGCATTGGGGTTCTTGACAGAGACCTTTGCAGACATTTTTTCAGTCGCATCGGCCTGCCATTTATCCCAAGACCTTAGCTGCCAATCGTCATAGTTACGAGTGAAGCCTTGACCCGATGCGTGAGCCTGACCCTGAATACGAGATTTAGGGTCGAAATTAGCTTTCGACATCGTATTAAGACTATCGCCAATATCCTGAACAAGGGGCTGCCAGCCGAAATGATATTCGAGCCAAGCAGAACCAAGATCAGAGCTATGACGGCGGACGTCGATACCACTCTTATCGAGAGGTCGACTCCGCTTACGCCATGTGCCATCCGGAAGTTGTTTCCAACGACGACGGATGCCACGGGGAATACCTCGGAGACCGAGAGCTTTTCCGGCGTCGCCAAACCGGCCTGAGGAGATAGCTCGCGTAAACTTAAGAAGCTGAAGGGATCGTTCAGAAACCATCCCAATAGCATCTTTAGCCTGAGCGAGATTTTCACCCCAGCCTGACCTCGAAGTCGAGGTCACAGAGTCAAGGGAATCAAGTAGTTTCCCATAAGCCTGCGATTTGGCGAAATTGGTAGGAAGAAGACCACTCCACGCTGCATCAGGTGGAGTGGCGTTAGGATCGAGATCCCACCAGCCAAGACGGGTTACCTCAGAGAAGTTCAGAGCACATGGTTGCTTATAGGGACGCGGTTGCGTACCCCAATCGCGACTGTATGCTCTGCGCAAATCATGATCGTAACCATAAAAGGCCTCTTCCTTGTGCTTCATGCTAGTTCGCTAAAAGAGCAGAAGCCTGACTAGAGCTCCCTAGAGATAAGATCCCTAGGCTAGTCAGATGGCCAAGCTGATTGCAAATCAGCTTACTCGAGTGGGTAGCTCCCACGGCCATAGATGAGGACCCCTAGG